CTCACGAGCCCTTCTGCTTTGGTCCCACTCTCATCTTATCCTCATCCAAAGGATAAGGTAGTTATGTGGAACCCTCTGTAACCTTGATTGACTTAACCTTTTGTCATCTGCTTTAGCATATCACGTTGGGCACTAGCCTGGATTAAACCAGAGAAAGTGTTACCTTCGTAATAGCTTCAGTATGATCAAACGATTTCATCATTCAAGAAATTATAGAACTGCCGAATAGTATTGATAGTTTTCTTCTTATCCTTGGATAGATCGAACAAGACCGAAATCTTGATCTTTTCCATCCTTGGTTTAACAAGTTTCTTATCAAACACTTGCGAGTTACTGTCAACAAATCCTCTGACACGTTTTCGTTCTAATTTTAGTTCATCCTCAAGGGCATAAATTGCCCCATAAAGAGGAGAGTTAATAATCAGATGATTACGTGCGAATGATTTGAAGCCATCATCTATTCCTGCTAGGACATCAGTAAAGGCGTAATAGGACCTAAGGATATCGTTAGACCTCATCACTGAGGATAACTTATAACCTGTAGTTTCTTTAAGCACATTACTAATGTTACTTTGAAGCATTCTCATATATGCCACGGATGTATGGTGAAGTAAATCACCTTCCATCCATGGTTTAAAGAGAGGCTGGAGTCCATTCTTGCCGGCGACGTCATTAAAGACATCAACCGCCGAGGTGGCTCCCTGTGTTAAATTTAACACAGATTCAAAGCATAAGGCATCGACCTCGATCTTTTTACAGACCTTGGAACGATATTCCTTAACTAGCGAGAAATAGAGACGGACACTTGACGAAACATTTCTGAATTCTCACCCTCTTTCTATAGCATCTCTTATTGTAACTACCAAAGTATCACTACTTCGGGAGTTAGCAAAAATTGCTGATATAGGAAAAGGGCTTATCTCCTTATTCTTGTAGATCAGTCTCTTAGCAAATTCATAAAAGTCTTTCGACTGATGTGTTTTCGCCGGAGAGTAGTCTACATGAATTTTAGAGAGCAAACTCATATACATTTCCGCTACCGCCTCGTTCCCAATTACAATATCATCACCAAGCATTGAATAAGGGAGTGACTTTCAGTCAACCCCTAGTTCTTTGCAACAGTAATAGATAAGGTAATGGTGAGTGAAAGCGAATGAGTTGAATGACGAGTAGGCACCCATCGGGTTACCAGTTGCATAAATTAATTTATCCTTCTGGTAATCGAAAGGGTAACCTACCATCACGTCAGCTCACGCTTCCACAAAGGCACTAGGCAATCTTACTTTAAGAAGCTGTTTAATAAGTTGAATAGGAAACCTATCAGTGGCCGATGATAAGTCGACACTGTAGTATTTCCCATCTACCTTATCTAGTAGCTTCCTAAACTTTGATTGATCAAAGGTACAATCCTGGTTAATCTTCTTCAAGATTCTAGCCAGATAATCATGAACTGGTGCCAGTGCCATCTGCGATCAATAGTCTAAGACACCAACTGTCCTCATCTTTCCTTCCTTATCAGGGAAGGTAGATAATTTACGTATGGATTCCCTCTCCCTTTCAGGAAAGGTTGCTCATACGCATTGGAAAGTTAGTATTAGACCATCGATGCACCCTTGGATTCTGCTTGACATACCAGGCGCAATTACCTCTAAAGAGTTTATTAGACTCTTAGGGAGGATTGTTGCCTCGTATGCAGCACCAAGGAGTGCGTGGCCGTTAGGCCCCCGCGATAGCCTGTACATCAATCATTTTACTGACTGGAATGCTCGAGGAAGTTTACCAGTGTTAACCCGGTATCCCAGATCCTTTCAAAAGGAAGGCATATGCTGAGTAATATCAGGTACGTCCCCTTTTATGGGTTGTGTGATACTACTAGTGTCTACCTCACCTTTCAACTTAATGGCTCTGGAAGCACTTAGGATTGTGATTAACAGGCGAACAGTGTTCGTGTGTTTATCATCGTCCACGTACTTCTTCAGAGGTCCAAGGATTGAAGGGAATTGGGCAGAACCATAACAAGGAGAGTCTTTACTTCTCAAAAGATTACCCGAGAGATAATTATATAGATTACTACGAGTTGCTTTTACGTAACTTATAGTATCTTTTATCCCTCGGCTTTTGATTCGTAAACTTAACTTGTTACAAAGTTCTAAAAGTAGCCCGATGGGTATGGAGGCATTGTCGTCTCTTTCGATAGACAATGACAATCACATAATAACTTTACCTGCAAAATCGTAGATGGATAATCTACGGTCAGTTTTACGAACTGACAAACGGTTCTTTTGAATTGTTTGTTTTGTCATGTAAATTTATAATAAGATTACCTCTGCTTTCTGAGGCTTTAAGGAACCTCCCTTACAGCAAGATTGCATGCTTTAAGGAAGCGGGCGAAATACAGACGTGCTAGTACGATTACTAGACAGAATGGCTGTATGTCCAGACTGTGTTAATATTGCTCCAACAAGGGCATTATAATCAGTCTCCTAGGCATATAGCCATGCTGAG